AGACCAGACGGAACCAAGTACGTCCAGGTCACACGAATCGAATCAGAACCTGTCCAGATGACAGAAGACCAGATCAGAATGATGAGAGCTATCGAAGCGTTCGGAACCTCATCGTGATCCGTGTATAGCTTGCACAGCATTTACGATGCACACACACTTACAAACTTAACACGAATAGTATTCGATAATATAAATGTAACAAACAAATAATAACTTAAATAAATATAAAATTATGTCAAATCAAGAATTAATTACCAACGCGATTGCGAAAATGTCTAACGAAGAAAAACTACAAATCTTCCCACCGATCGAAAGAAAAAACTTTGTAGTAAGAAAATCATGGTTAGGTCGAAACCAAATCATAACTTTTAATACTAAACCGACGAAAACTAAACCGTCTGTTCAAGTGACTTACAATCATGATGAGGTATTAAACTTAATGTTACCTAAATTGTCTATAATGCCTTGTTGGATTAAAAGAGGTTATTGGTCTCAAAGTACCGATATGCCGGCAAATGTTAGGCATCTAAGTGAAAGGTCTGAGCTAGATGAAGTAAAGTAATCTAGGGCGATGTAACGAGATTCGCCTCAATCTCGGGTCTTTCCAAAAAGGTGACAATAGCCTACTACTATAATTATATAACTAGCTAACGTCACACTTTTTTTTAAGTAAAATTGGCCTGAGTAGATCAAATCTACCCGGAAGAGTAGACTCCATCCTACAATAAATTTAATTGTACACACTTAGACTTAGAGTAATACCTACCATACTTTTTTTACTACTTAATAAACAATATACTTTTTACAAGATAAATACGATGTATCTTCGATAATATAAATGTAACAAAAACAAATATATAACTAACTAAAAACTATAATAAAATGAGATATTTAACTAACAACGAAGCGTGGGACGAAGTGACTAACGCATTTAATGAATCAAAACGAAGAACTAAGATTTGTCAAAGTCTATTTGGTCAAGACAATTTGATCGGTTTAAATGACGAACAAAGAGATTTATTTTGGGAAACGATTTAATACAAAATTAACACGAAACTATTTCGATAATATAAATGAATAAAAAATATAATAACTATGAAATTAAAATTAACTACTACTAGACGAAAATTTAATCACTTTGCAATATTAGTTCTAAACGAACTTAAAGAATGTGCTCGTGCTATCCATGCAGTGAAAAGATATTAACCAATAAAACTAAATGAATATGGAATTACTAAAAGTAACTAAAGGTGGATCACTACATTTTAAACTAAGTGACGGACGATTAGGTGTAACTTACCAAAGTGGGTATGTTAGAGTATCAACAAAGTATTCTCACTCTAGATTATATCAAATAAACAAACAAAAGTTTGAAGATATACCACAACCTTATTCAAGAGTTGAAAGAGTATTAATACCAAATCACGTTGATCGTATTAAACACCTTATAAACTTCAATGAAAACAATTGTAAGTAATGAGAGTAATAAACAGTATAACTAGACGAGATGTGACGAGAGATTACATACTACTCTTAGAGGGTAAGATAACTAGTGCGGAATTTGAGGAAATTGCCGGAGTAAATAAAAAAATAAATACAAAATTGATACGAACCGCCATCGATAATATAATTGAATAATAAATAAATACTGTATGAACTTTGATAAACAAGAAATAAGTTATCTTACCTTAGCGTGCGAGACACTAATGGAACAACTAAACGACGAATACCAAGACGATCGAGATCTTGAAGTAAGAAGAAAATACTATAGATTATGGGATTTAAGAAATAAATTAAATAAATAAATAATTATGAATTTAACGTGGGAAGAAATTAAAGATATCGCTAATCTCTTAGATGAAATAGTGGGTAACCATTTTCATGACGCAATGTACGATATTATATTTGATCGGGAAAGCGACGAAGAGGTTGAAGTAACTGACGAGGATGTACTAGCAATTAAAGAACAATTAAAACGAATACTATGATGACAATGAAAGAAGCGTGTGAGTACGTTAAAAACCAGAAGAAAGCGAATGCTATACACCGTAACAATGTTGTTGCGATCAACGGATCTTGTAGTGGAGTAACGGAAAAACAATACAAAAGTATTAAGGTGAAAGTAAAAGGAGCGGGGAGTCGTGGTAGAAAACATGCACACACCGATCTATGGCGTCACAATGATCTAGAATCAGTGTACAAGATTAAGTTCGATTGGTAATACAAAACAAATACGATTGCCGATCGATAATATAAATGAATCTAATAACAAAACAATAATATAATGAAAAACTACAAAGGAATAACCTACGAATACAGAGAGTGGAGAACTTATGACAACACGCTAGCAAGTGGCTACCAATGTAGTGACGATAGATTACTAAGTGGATTGTCAACTACTTCTTTCGGTACAAGAAATGAAGATGAAATGAAAGTGAAGATCAGTTTTTACCTAGATAATAGACAAGCATTACTAGACGCTGAAGAGTTAACTAAAAAAGCTATCGCTAGCACTTATGAGATTGACGAGTATAAACTAGATTAGCGTGAAAAGGATAGTAATAACTAAACAAGAAGTTTGGGAAGCAACGAGACCTAGCGTTGAAAAGAATAAGAAAAAGTATTCTAGGAAAGTAAAACATTTACAAAAAAAATACGATCATCAATCGATAATATAATTGAATCTAAAATATATAACTATGAAACATATAAAATTCCTAAAAAGTAAAAACATCTTACTAGACAACAAAGTTTACAAACCATACTTAATAGGCAACTTGCCTTCACTGTTCGCATTCGAATATGATGCCAACGAAGACAAAGACGGTATCACAGAGTGGTTTAATTATAAAGGTTTAACTTATATACCAGCGTAACTATGAGTGTAACTAAGCAAATTGACGAGATCGCAAGCGGTATTGCGGACGTCACTCTGGAATTAATGAATGACAGTATTGATTGGCAATTAGAGGACTTTGACCAAAATGGCGACGAGTATAATGCTATACACTCTGAAGTAATGGCGCTTGCTGTGTCAAAAATGTACGATCAGCTAAATAAGTAAACAACAATGACTAGGCATGGAGCGCTAGTGGTACAAGCACCTTTGAATACTCTTCAAAGCCAGAGACCCAAAGCAACGCTACCGACGGGTATGAGGTTCGAATCCTCACTAGTTACAAAATACGGTATCACGAGCGGCGAAGTAATTAATCGCTGGCACGGTGGAAGTCCGACCGTCAAAGTGACGAAGATAACCGTTTTGGGGTGACCTGGTATTGACGTGATAGAAAGCCTATATGGAACTATCGCGGAAGAGAGTTCGAATCTCTCCACCTCCACTAATTTAAAATAAATATTATGAGTAAAATAACTAAAACATTCGAGGACAAAAGTTACAGTTTAAGCACTGGATTAACTAAAGACTTAGGTTTATTCAAAGTAAATGCAACCGTGTGGAGTCACGCTATATACAACGAGCGTAAAAAAGCTTATGATCACGAAATAAGCGATGTCGAAATAGCATACTATATAAACGATCAGTATTGTAAATACCAAGGCTTCAAAGAACTATACGAAAAACTATACGGCGTAGACTCTTTCAAGAAGTTTGAGCAAGATATTACTTATGAATTTCAAGAAGCATACCATGATCAAACAACCTTAAAATAAAATTATTATGAGTAAAAAATACAATGGCTGGAGTAACTATGCTACGTGGAGAATTAACGTAGATATACTTGGCGATATAGAGTTTGACTATGTAGTTCAACCAAGCGAATTAAAAGAAATAGTTGAAGATTGCGTGTTTAGAAACCCTAACACTTGCAATACACCTTACTTAATAGAAGATTATGCGAGAGCATTTTTAGCTGAAGTAGAATATATAGAGCTAGCTACAGCGTATAACGAGGATTACAAACAAAACACGATCGCCGATCGATAATATAAATGTAACAAATAAAAACAATAATAATAATATGAGACTATCACTTTACGAACGCCTTAAACCAGAGCACAAACAAAAATTAGCAAATCGCTATTCTAATATGCCTCACTTGCATCATGAAATAGTAAGAGTACTATCTTACGAAGAATTTTTTACTGAAGTCAAATACGGTATTGCTTTCGATGTAGTCTCAACTTGCGATCTTAATTTTTTTGGCGATGCATTCGAAGATTAATGCTATACACCAGCGAGCTAGCAACAAAGCTTTCGCTAAAGTAGAGATGTGTCAAATAATAATACAACAAGACGAACACAATCTTGAAACAAAAAATTACGGTGCTGATATAACTCTTGAGCAAGCTACATTAATCGCCGAAGGTAACAAAACAGAATTAAAAGTATGGCAGTATATTGCTGAATTAATAGAAAAATCAAATAAAATATAATAATATGACAAAACACGAATTAGAAGTAAAAGTAAACGATCTAGAATTAACCTTAAACGCGGTGGAAGCAAACGCTCAAAACTTAAAAGACGATCTAAATATTGCGCAACGAGAGTTAGCGAATGTTAACAAACCTGTTATCACTAAAGAAACAGTAAACGAAATACGAGAGGTTATACAACATATACTCGACAATTACGATTTCAATAACGGTAGTGATTATGATTACGATTTTGAAATAAACTACAACAACCAACTTGAATTAAGCAACATCGAATTCAACAATGTAGACGAGATCGCTGAGCAATTATCTGTAGAAATTGAAGAATTATTTAATATCGAAGAAGATGAAGACTAAAGAACAAGTAGTGCCTAAATGGTTTAAAGGAATGATTTACGACGAAGGTGAAAGAGTTACCAACAGTTTTACCGGCGAATGTTATACACTTAATGGCTTAGAGCTATCTATATACGATTTTATAATGGGATCGCAGTATGTTTTCGAAATGGCTCCAAAAGCAGTAACAGAAAAGCAAATAAGTGACTTTCAAAAAGCGTTAACTTGGTTTCGCACGCATAACAGCGAGGCTTATATGATATTATTAGACTAATATGAATTTACTAACTCAAAATACTAAATTAAAGAAGACATCTAAAGTATTAGGGCTTCGTGTGTTTAACTTTGGCATACCTGCATATAAATCTGCAAGTGGTAAGTTAACATGTCCTATGGCTGACGAATGTGTAAAGTTCTGTTACGCCAAGAAAGGAGCCTACATCTGGTCTAATGTAAAACCGGCGTTTGAAAAGCGTTATGAGCTAAGCAAAACAGATGATTTTGTAGAAGCTATGAACACTGAAATACGTAAGAAGAAACCTGACTACGTAAGAGTCCATGATAGTGGCGATTATTATTCTCGCGCATATCTAAATAAGTGGATTGAGGTTGCAAAAGCCAACCCAAACGTGCGGTTTTACAGTTATACCAACATGATCAAAATGTTTTTAAGTGTACCTTTGCCTAGTAACTATGACATAATATTTAGTGACTCCGGTAAACAAAAAGAATTAATAAATGAAAGAAAACACCGACACACCAGAATATTTTCTAGCCACAGCGATCTTGTTTCTGCTGACTATGTGGATTCTTCTGAGATTGACTTAATGGCAACGAGATGGTTTAGTAAAAATCACAAAGTAGGATTAGTATTCCATTAATCTTACAAAATAAACACGAACAACAATCGATAATAATAATAACTAAAACAAATTAAACTTATGAACAAATTAGTATTACCAATGCAATCTGTAGATGTTAACTCTACCGCAATCTCAACAGCTGAATATCAATATGATAAGTACCGCTTAAAGTTAACCTTTACCAACGGAAGAAGTTACAATTATACTAAAGTACCAAACCATGTGTTTGAAGGCTTAAGAATTTCTGAATCTAAAGGTAAATTTATTAACAAATACGTGCTACCTGTATATAACTACAGCTTCGCTTAATGACTGATAAAGAAATAGAAAAGCTAGCTACAGCGGTGGCTAAGACTGTCATCGCTGCTATGGAAAAAAAACAAAAAGAATATGATGAAGAATTTGCTAAGCAGATCGACATTCAATCAGGTACATGGGAAGTGATGCCTAATAAAGCAACTGAAGAAGTAACTCTTGAATCACTTGAAACAAAACTAGCTCAAGCTGTAAAAGATGAAGACTATTCATTAGCTATTAAGCTACAAACCAAAATATCTGAATTCTTAGACGAAGACTAACTTACAAACAAAACACGATTATATATTGATAATATAAATGTAACTAAAATATAAACATTATGATAAAACCAATGCTCGCATACAAAGTAGACAAAAAACCTGTTAACTGGTCCGAGAAAGTATTCATGCAGCCTAAGCTTGACGGTGTACGTTGTGTAATTTCTAAAGCCGGTGCATTTTCACGCACAGGTAAACCGTGGCTAAACATCGACCATATACTATCTAGCTTAGTCCCAGTGTTTCACAAACACCCAGACTTAATACTAGACGGTGAATTATACAACCACGAACTAAAAAACGATTTCGAAAAAATCATTTCACTTGTTCGTAAAACCAAACCAACTGCTTCCGATCGCGTTGAATCGTGTGATCTCGTTCAATTCCATTGTTACGATTACATTGATACTTCAGCTATGTTCGAAGAGCGTATGAAATTTTTGTCTACTGCAGCATTGTATTCTTATTGTGTTAAGTATGTTCCTACGCATTCTGTTGCAACTCGCGACTTAGCTAATGCTATACACGAAAACTGGCTTGACGAAGGCTACGAAGGCTCTATATTGCGTCTTAACGGTGTTTACGAATGTAAACGTTCTTACAACTTACAAAAGTTCAAAGATTTTCACGACACCGAAGCTACAATTGTAGGCTATGTACCCGGCAAAGGCAAGTTCACTGGCTTAATCGGCAAGTTCTTAATGCGCGACGACAACGGTATTGAGTTCGGCTGTCCTATCGGCAAAGGCTACAACTTTCAAGATCGCCGCGATATACTAGCTAATGTTAAAAATTATGTTGGCAAGCGTGCTACATTCACTTATTTCGAGCGTACTAAAGCTAATAGCTACCGTCACCCGTTATATAAAACCTTACGTAACTATGAGTAAACTAATATGGCAACTATACAACGAAAACATGATAAGCGAAGAAGTCGCAAACCTATTATTAGACAAACATTATAACAGACTAAGTAAAAAAAGATACTAATGAATATATTTTATTTACACCCAGATCCTAAAGTAGCTGCTAGTTACTTTTACGATAAACACAAAGTTAAGATGATACTTGAGTGTGCTCAAATGTTGTGTACTGCTCATCATGCGTTAGGCAATGAAAATGTACCGTACAAAAAGTCTCACTTAAATCATCCTAGCTCTGTATGGGTACGAGCAAACAACGAGAATTATCAATGGCTATATAATCACATGCTAGCATTAGGTGCTGAATACACAAAACGATATAATAAAACCCACTTAACAATTACAAAATGCAAAGATATTTTAGCAGTAGCCCCTTCAAATATACCAACAGGGTCTTTTACAGAACCTCCCCAGTGTATGCCGGACGAATATAAAGTAAAAAACAACAGCGTTTCAGCTTACTGGAATTATTACGAACAAGATAAATACAAAATAGCAAATAAAAATGAGCAAAAAATTATACGTCCACTTAACATTAACGAATTATGCGAACATTAATACAAAAGTTAAAAAAGAGCAGAAGAAAGCGGAAACACGTGCACCTAGTACAAGACAGAATAGCTGAATTAAACCACGAGATAATTATATCTTCATTCAAAAGTGAATATAGCTGTAATAAAAACATAACTGTAGTAAAAGGTAACATAGAAAATAAAGCTAAGCTTTTAAAAAAATATAACAGAAGATTAAAATTAATTATATACTAGGCAGAAATGCGACAATAGCTAGTATAATATAATAGTAATAGGCTAATGTCACAATACGAAAGAAGAATGGATTACCTGCATAGATATAAAGTTACTTATAAGCGAGATCCAATAGTAGATAAACCTACAGAGGTCTTTGAATGGGGTAGCTTTTATGAGAATGGTACGCATGAATGCTATACACTCTTTAACTCTAAAGCTAAAATAACGACTTATAAGAGTCTTAAATGGCATCTGTATGTGTTATGGTACTTGAATCCTCAAATGGACCAAGAAGACTTTAATACGATTGCAAAGCATGTATGCAAAAGAGAAAACGGATTTGTGACATTTACTGTTTCTGATCAATTACTAGATAATATGGTATATGATGTTTCCCTCATGGATTTAGACAAGCCACCTCCTAATAAATTAAGGAAGATAATATTTAAAGATTTTACTGGTCTGACTATGAGAGAAAAATTGTCTATAGTAGGCAAGATGGTTGGTAGGAAGAGTATATCTGAATCAGAAATATACGATGCTATGGTTCTAATAAACAACGAAAATGAAAAGATAACTATAAACAAGCTATCTGAAGAGTTAAAATGTTCGGTTAGAACAATACATAGAAACATGGGCAACGAACTGAAGAAAGAAAAAACTCTTTTAAACCAACAAATTAGTTTACAAAAATAACACGAACAGTGTTTGATAATATGAATATATGAAAAAATACAATATACAGAATTATGTTAGATATAAAAACGATGTAAAAAGATCCATGCCACTAGAGCAATTTTTTCAAGATTATACCAGGAATGAGCTAATAGTTTCATTTCTGCCTTTAGTAGAGAATATAGCTAGAAAATTTTCAACCAGCGATCAAGCTTCAGGTGTTTTAAGTATAAACGATCTAATACAAGAAGGTAATGCTGGATTAGTTTTAGCGGTTGATAAATTAGACTGGGAACAATTAAACAGTTCTGAGGACATAGAAAAAACATTAAAGTCGTTTCTATCCAAAAGAATTAAAGGAGCAATACGGAGAGCTATAGACATAAACAGAGGAGACATAAAGATTCCTGAAAACAAATTAATACAAATAAGAAAAAATCCTAATGACGATAAATTAGTGTCATTGTTTTTCAACAGTGTATTCGCTAGCTACGACAACGAGTACAAAGGAGAAGATGATGAAAATTCCTCGTGGGTTATGAATATAGCTGATAAATCTGAACCATATAATATTGACTTACTCAACACTTATTTGTTAAGTATAATGCGAGAGCATCTTACGGAAAAACAATATGATATATTAAGAATGTCCTATGGTTTAGATTGCGAAAAAGTGCCAGCTAAAGAAATAGCTAAGCGAGTGGGAATCACTGCTGTAACAGCTATTGTAATTGTTTCTCAAATAAAAAAAGAAGCAATTGACCGTTTAATCGCCAACGTCGACGCAACACAAGTGATTGATTATCTTTAACTTAAGGCTTAAATTAAAGTGATAATGCGTAATTATATTAATAACAACAAAATGCAATCTAATGAAATTAAATGAAAAACTGGCTACTATCCAGACTAAATTCAAATCTAAAAAAAGTAGATTTAATTCATTCGGCAAGTACAACTTCAGATCAGCCGAAGACATCCTAGAAGCAACAAAACCCTATTTATTAGAATTAGGAGTAAGCGTAACAATTAACGAAGTGTTAATTCAGAATGAGCCATTCCCTATTTTGGAATCAAAGGCTACTATCTCTGACGGCGAAAGTGCTATACACGCTGCTGCTATTGTTGGTGTAGATTTAGTTCAGAAAGGTATGCAAATGCCACAAAAATTTGGTAGTGCTTCCTCTTACGGAAAAAAATATGCACTCGGAAACTTATTCTTAATTGATGACACGGCTGATAGTGACGCCACTAATGGAAGCGGAAATGCAACCGCTGCTAAAACTAAAAATACCTTAACCTCAGAAAAAGATCCAGCCTTTAAGAAAGCGCAGGAATATATTAAAGCAGGTGGTAAAGTTGAAGCAATAAAAGCAAAGTATGCCTTGTCTAAAGAAATCGAGGCAAAATTAACAACCCTGTAAAACAATGAATGATCTTAACAAAAAAGAAATATTAGATAGACTTAAAAGCGATGAAGATTACTATGGTGACTTTGGCCGACAATTTAGAAGCAACTCTGATATTTCTACACTGTTAACAAACCCTCTTGCGCTTGGTACTCCACAGAAGCCAAACATTAATTTTTTGATTGGTGGTTATTTTCATACAGCTATACTAGAACCTGACAAATTAAAAAAGTATAGAATTATAGAAGGTACAACAACTAGGAATACTAAAGCGTACAAGGAGATCTCAGGTGGCGAAATGTGTTTGTTATCCCACGAAGTAGATAAGTTAGAATTACTTATAGATACTATGACATCTAACGAAACTTGTAGTGGATTAATAAACGGCATTAACGTCGAATACGAACAGCCTGGGATTGGTGAGATTGAAGGTATGATGTGGAAAGGTAAAGCTGATATAGTAAATCACGACGAAAGATTAATAATAGATCTTAAAACAACCAGTGATATAACAAAGTTTAGAAGCTCAGCTTTCCGTTACAATTACGACAGTCAAGCCTACATCTATCGTAAGATATTTGGTTATGATTTAATCTTCATAGCAATAGACAAAACTACGCGGCAAATCGGTATATTCGATTGTTCAGATTCTTTCTACGAAAGTGGTAAGAACAAAGTGCAGCAAGCAGTAGAACAGTATAAATTATTTTACGAAAACCCGGACTTTAAACCGGAAAACTATTTTATCAATAAGACATTATAGGCTTACAAATGTAACACGAATGACTATAGATAATATAAACGATTAACAATTAAAACTAAAACAAATGGCAAGTATTATTAAAGCGAGTATCAACTTAGACATGATTGACAAGTCTAAAATCTATGTTGGAAAAAAGGGTAAGTATTTACCTATTACAATTACTATTAACGATGAAGTAGACAACTATGGAAATCAAGGACCAGTAGTTATTGAGCAGTCTAAAGAAGAACGCGAAGCTAAAGCAGCTAAAATCTATTTAGGGAATGTAAAAGTTGTATGGACAAACGGAGATAATGTAGCCGCCGCTCCTAGAACCGATCAACCTCAAGCAGCAGCAGCCTCAGTTGGAGAACCAGATGATCTACCATTCTAATGGATCAATGCGAAATGTGCGGTGAAGTTATGACTAAGTGTGACTTTGATTACTGCGATATGTGTCCCGATTGCTTAGACGGAGAATAACTAATCAAATTAAATTAAATGCAAACAACAGAGATCAATGGATTTGTGATTGACGAGTTCAATACACATAAGCTTGAAGAAGGTCACAAGCAGGGTATATGTCCTGTTTGTTCTCCTGATAGAAAACCTAAGAATCAGAAAGCAAAGTGTGCTTCTTATGATTGGGATCGGGGTCTCGGTACTTGCCACAATTGTGATACTAGTTTTCAACTACATACTTACAAGCGTAAAGGCGAAGCTGAAAAGGTTTATATCAAACCAGCCCAGCCAAGTGCTATACACGATGTCGGCACTAAAGTTGAAGAGTGGTTTAAAACAAGAGGTATCTCCAAGCAGACTCTCGCTGATTTAAAAGTCAGTGAGGGCCCTGAATGGATGCCCCAAACACAAAAGTCAGAAAATGTTATAAAGTTTAATTACTTTATGGGTGGCGAGTTATTAAACGTCAAATATCGAGACGGTAAAAAAAACTTCAAACTATTTAAAGGAGCTGAAAAAGTATTCTATAATATAGATTCAATAGTTGGATATGACTATTGCGTTATAGTTGAAGGAGAAATGGATGTATTAGCTCTTCACGAAGCTGGCATAACTAACGCTATATCAGTTCCAAACGGAGCAACACTAAAGACTAACAATTTAGATTACTTAGATTCTTGTATTGATTACTTCGAGAACATGAGTAACATAATCATCGCTACAGATACTGATGATGCTGGACTAGCTTTGCAAACAGAACTAATTAGAAGATTGGGATCTGAAGTTTGCTTAACAGCTACGTTTCAAGACTGCAAAGACGCTAACGAGTATCTGCTAAAGTATGGTAAAGAAGAATTAGTAAAAAGAATAACAGGTGCAAAACCTGTACCTCTTGAAAATGTAACAACATTTAGAGATCACGAGGGTGAAGTTATTGACTTTGTAGAAAATGGATTTAAGCCAGGTTTTCAAGTTGGCTTAAATAACTTTGATGAAGTGTTTTCTACTTACACAGGTCAGTTTATAACAGTAACTGGTATACCTTCATCAGGTAAATCTGATTTTGTAGACCAAATGTGCGTTGGATACAATAACAATTATGGATGGAAAACAGCCTTTGCATCTCCTGAGAACAAACCTAACTTTCTACACGCTCACAAGTTAATGAGAAAAGTGTGGGGAGGGATGCCTCAAAAAGCAGATATCCATACTGAAAGGTGGAATCAGGTAGCAGATCATGTCAATAGCAATTTTTATCATATTGATATGGATCGGTACAGTCTAGAATCTGTCTTAGCTAAGGGTGCTGAATTGGTTAAGCGTAAAGGAATAAAGTGCTTAGTAATTGATCCATTCAATAAAGTAAGAGCAACAACAGCTAATGATAGCGACGTTAACAAATATACAATGGAATACTTAATGCAAATAGAAACATTTGCAAGGAAGCATGATGTATTGGTTATAATTGTTGCTCACCCTACTAAGATGTATAAGAATGATAAAGGCGTAATAGAAGTACCTACAATGTATAATATCAAAGGCGGTGGAGAATGGTATGATGCTTCCTATCACGGATTAGTTGTCCATAGAAATTACTTAAACAAAACTGTAATGGTTAAAGTTTTAAAAGTTAAGTTTCAAAATCTTGGAGAAAATGGCGCTGAGGTACATTTTAAATGGAATCCTGATTCTGGAGGCTATATTCCGCACGAGCAAGTTTCATTAGAAGGAACTAAGATGCCATGGGAGTAAAAAAGAGTCAGTGCGATATGGGCAAACCTCCTTTTGACGAGGATTTGTGGATCGCGCAGCGATGGTGTATCAGAGAAGGTATTCATATAGCCCCAAAAGCTAAGAACGATAAAGCCTGGTATATTGATATTAGAAACAAAGGCAATGTTAATACTAGCCCTGATACTTTTGGTAAAAATGAAATATGGACAAAAATATTTGAATACTACAAATACTATTATGACAAACATAGAAAATGAATACAAAGGATTATTATCAGAAATACTCAACAGAGGAATGGATAAATCGGATAGAACAGGAACTGGGACAAAGTCTGTCTTCGGAAGAACGATTAGGCACGATATGTCACTGGGGTTCCCTATTCTTACAGGAAAAAGAATAAGCTTCAATGCAGCAAGAACTGAGTTGCTTTGGATATTACAAGGTAGAACTGATTTAAAATATCTTGAAGATAATGGAGTTAAGTACTGGCGACCAGATTATGAACGCTCAGGCAGAACTGATGAAACATTAGGTCCAGTATACGGAAAACAATGGCGTGATTTTAACGGCGTAGATCAGCTCGAAAAACTTGTGTATAGCATTAATCACAATCCTGATTCAAGGCGCATGATAGTTAGCGCATGGGCTCCACACGAGCTAGACGATATGGCGTTACCTCCTTGTCATTATGCTTTTCAAGTTTATATCAATAATGGTGTTATGGATTTAATGTGGCAACAGCGATCTGCCGATGTTTTCTTAGGTTTACCTTACGATATTACAATGTATGGTTTACTATTAGAAATGCTAGCTGAAGGGGCCGGCTATAAAGCTGGTCAATTAATTGGTCAACTTGGTGATTGTCATTTATATAATAATCATTTAGAACAAGCTAAAGAATATAGAGATAGACCTAGAAGAGCACTGCCTCAATTAGAATTAAGTAGAGGTATTACTGCTGGATCTGGAATTAAAATCCCTAAAGCTGATGAAATTAAATTATTAAACTACAATCCTTACGCTGCAATTAAAGCAGAGCTAAGTGTTGGTAAATAAATTAAAAAATGTATTACATATATCACATTACTGGTAAAAAAATCGGAGTAACACGTGATCTTAATAAAAGAGTTACGAAGCAACAAGGTTATGCTTTAGACGAATACGAAGTTCTACATACTAGCGACGATATCGATGAGATATCTGACTTGGAAATAGAACTTCAAAAGTCTTATGGCTATAAAGTAGATAGACAAACTTATAAAAATTTAATAAATAAAAACAATTCAATGACAATTAACGCTACAGAGCAGACTTCAACATTTCCATGTCCATTAAACAAGCTGAAAGGCCAATTAATGGACAATTTAGGCTTAAGCTGGGAAACAACACACGGAACTTTTAAAATAACTAAAGAAAATATACCTTGGATAATTAAAAATGCTAGAACTTCAATGTTTAATGATTGCAGATGTTATGTATATAACAAAGCTTTTAAAGTTAATAGCACTGAAAATAAAAAACCTTCAAACCTAAGTGACGAAGCGAACATATACGATAAGATAAGAACTTGGGCTGCAGACAAAGGTATATATGCAAAAGGTGATTCAAAAACCCAGTACTTAAAACTTATGGAAGAGTCAGGCGAGCTTGCAGAAGCTTTATTAAAAAATGATGAAACAGAAGTTATAGATGCTATTGGCGATATGGTTGTTGTTCTAACGAACTTAGCTAAACTAAGAGGTCATAATATAGAAGACTGTGTTGCATCTGCTTATAGCGTAATTAAATCCAGACAAGGTAAAATGGTTAATGGAACATTCGTAAAAGAAACATTATAATGAGCAAACAAGAAATAGAGTTTAGAGATCCAGTTGTTAAACGTGTTGTAAATAAATTTGTATCAAGATCTGATGTAGGCTTTGATAAGTATGGTGTTACATTGCAAGATGACCCATCAAGAATGTTTGAATGGCTTAATCATTTGCAAGAAGAACTTATGGATGCTGTATTGTATCTTCAGAAAGCTAAAGAAACCTATACTGAAGAGCTACAAGAAGATTTATTGTCGGACTTAGAATTTTCAGATGAGGAAGTCTTTTAAAAGAAAAACCGGCAAACGAGGACCGGTAAGAGCAAAGAAGGTATTCTATGACGGTATCGACTTTGCTTCAGGTCTTGAGAAGCATATGTATGTGGCTATGAAAGAAGCTGGTATAAAAAGCAAATAAGAAGGAGAAACATTTGTTCTATTGAACGGTTTTCATTTTGAGAATGAAGTATATGAAAGACAAGCGAATGGTAAAGGCGAATACAAAAATAGAGGGTGTAAGCGAATACTACCTATTAAGTATACACCGGATTTTATTGGCGAAGACTTTATAATAGAAACAAAGGGTAGAGCTAATGAATCATTCCCTATGCGATGGAAACTATTTAAACAATTAGTTACTAATCAATTCCCGGGGTATACGATTTATAAACCACAAAATCAAGCAGAATGTCAAGAGACAGTAAGGTTAATCCTTTCGAAGCAAAAAGGATAGCAAGGCAAAAATACGCTGAGCGCCAAATTGAAAAGTTCATTAAATGGAGCTGGGAGATTAAAGGTAGGGTAAGATCCACAGATATAGAAAAATTACATAAACGATATAAAATAGAATGTTATGCAAATTAAAGACGAAGACAGTAAAGGATGGGCGTTATCACTAGGAATTTATCCTGGTATATTATTAGGGTTTAGAACATATAAGCAAGTAGATATGGTAACGCATGTGCTATACATGCCGTTTGTCGATCTGGCTTTAGAAATAGATTTATAATGTCAGAAGATATAGAAACTCAGTTTCATACCATAGATCTATTCGTTAGAGATATACTAGACGATATGAAAACAGTAAATAAATCAACAACAAAACCTGTCATGCTAGCTCATATGAGTGCATGGCAGAATACGTTAGAAACAATTAAATACATAATAGATATATAATGGGATTATTTGACGAGAGAATTGCTTACAAACCTTTTGAGTATCCAGAATATTACACTGAAGGTTGGCTAAAACAAGCTCAGGCTTTTTGGCTACATACAGAAATATCGATGCAAGGCGATTTAAAAGACTGGAATGAAAAATTAGATGAGAAAGAAAAGCATTTAGTTGGTAATATACTTCTCGGCTTTGCTCAAACAGAATGTGCAGTATCAGATTACTGGACACAAAAAGTTGTTGGTTGGTTCCCAAAACATGAAATACAACAAATGGCTATGATGTTTGGATCACAAGAAACAATTCACGCGGTAGCTTACAGTTACTTAAATGAGACTTTAAAACTAGAAGATTATGAAGCTTTCCTCCACGAGCCGGCAACTGCTGAGAGGTTTAATAACCTGGTTGCTTATAATGGTAGTAACCGCACTGGTATTGCTAAGTCCCTTGCTGTATTTTCAGCGTTTGCCGAAGGCGTATCCCTTTATAGCGCTTTCGCTGTTTTGTACAGTTTCCAATTACGTAATTTACTTAAGGGAATAGGGCAACAAATGAAATGGTCTGTAAGAGATGAATCTCTGCACAGCAAAATGGGTTGTCAATTATTTAGACATATGTGTGAAGAAGATAGTCAGCTACTTGAATTGTGTCGCGAGGATATCATTAAGTCAGCTGAGGCAATGGTTAAGCTAGAAACTAATTACATTACCAAGATGTTTGAAAAGGGTGACATAGAGGGCATCAAGTCAAACGATTTAAAACACTTTATAAAGAAAAGAACAAATGAAAAGCTTGTTGAACTTGGGTATGTCGACTTGGGGAACTATTTCGCGTATGACACTAAAGCAGCGAGTAATCTTGATTGGTTTTACCATCTTACCGGGGGCGTTACCCATACTGATTTTTTTGCGATTAGGCCGACGGATTATTCCAAAGCGGGTGAGGATGAAGATTATGAAGATATTTGGTAAACTAAAAACTAAAACAAAATGAAAGAACAAACACTGATTAGCATGAAGCATGATATGGGAAAGCTGGCAGAAGCTATGCATAATACCATAAGAGATTTAGTAGGTTTAAATACCTTAACTCAAGGGCTATTGCAAACAGTTCAATTAATGCCGGGATATGCAGATGCTATACACGAACTTACTTCAAAAATAGCTGAAGCTGAACCAGTAGAACCTAAAATGGATTTAAAATAATGTGGAATGAAAATTGGATTAAAGGAGAAGATTACCCTGCGTGGGGTGATACAGACGTATACAAGAAGACAATATCCGGGGGATATCTATTTGACGGAGAGAGTCCTAAAGAAGCATACCAAAGAGTCGCTAAAACTGTTGCTCGTAGGCTTTATAAACCGGAACTTGCTGAAACCTTTTTCGAATATATTTGGAATGGTTGGTTATGCTTGGCATCTCCTGTACTTAGTAATACTGGTACTGACCGTGGGTTGCCTATTAGCTGTTTCGGTATTGACGTAGCGGATAGCATACAAGATATTGGGAGTAAAAATTTAGAAATGATGATGCTCGCTAAGCACGGTGGTGGCGTTGGTATCGGTATTAATCAAATTAGGCCAGCCGGAGCTAAAATAACAGGTAATGGAACATCAGATGGAGTCGTACCCTTTTGCAAAATATACGATTCAACAATACTTGCCACAAACCAAGGATCAGTTAGAAGAGGAGCTGCTTCTGTTAATATCAACATTGAACATGACGACTTTGACGAGTGGCTTGAAATCAGAGAACCTAAAGGAGATGTTAACAGACAGTCGCTTAATCTACATCAGTGCGCAATTGTTGGTGATAAGTTTATGCGTAGACTTGAACAAGGGGATAAGGAAGCTAGAAATAGATGGAGTAAACTTCTTAGAAAACGAAAAGCAACTGGAGAGCCGTATATCATGTTTAAAGGAAATGTTAACAAAGCAAATCCAGAAGCATATAAACAAAATGGATTAAAAGTGCATATGACGAACATTTGTTCTGAGATAGCACTACACACTGATGAAACACATAGCTTTGTATGCTGTTTATCATCATTAAATTTAGCAAAATATGAAGAATGGAAAGACACTAATCTTATACACGACGCCATTTGGTTTCTTGATGGAGTTATGGAGGAATTTATTCAACGCGCCAAAGGTCTTAGAGGATTCGAAAACACTATTCGATCTGCACAGAAAGGGAGAGCATTGGGGCTGGGTGTCCTCGGATGGCATACCTACTTACAGGTGAAAGGTATTCCTTTCGAAGGTTTACTTTCTCAGTTTGAAACTAGGAAAGTTTTTTCGCAAATCAAAATTGAAAGTGAAAGAGCCTCTAGAGCGCTTGCTGAGGTGTATGGTGAACCTCTTTGGTGTGCTGGTACTGGTATGCGTAATACTCATCTTCGGGCTGTCGCTCCTACTGTCTCTAATAGTAAGCTTTCCGGTAACGTTAGTCCAGGCATTGAGCCGTGGGCTGCGAATGTATTCACAGAACAAGGAGCCAATGGAACATTCATAAGGAAAAACCCTACGCTTGAGCAAGTGTTGGAAGATAACGGTTTGAATACTAGCGATATATGGAATAAAATATTATCTGATGGTGGATCTGTGCAGGATATCAAGGAGCTTGATGATGTTCTTGTTGGTGATCACGATATACCTGTTAAAGAAGTTTTTCGAACTTTCAAAGAGATTAATCAGTTAGAATTAGTTAATCAAGCAGGATTAAGACAACAGTATATAGATCAATCAGTTAGTTTGAATCTTGCGTTTCCTTCAGAAGCCACTCCTAAATGGTTGAACAAAGTTCACTTTGAGGCATGGAAAAAAGGGGTTAAAACTTTGTATTACACAAGAACTGAAAGCGTTCTACGTGGAGACATTGCTGCTAACGCAATGAGCGAAGACTGTTTAGCTTGTGATGGCTAAGTAAACCAGTAAGTTTACAAATAAAAAAGGCTCTCGTAATTGAGAGCCTTTTATTATTTATTATATTTGTTTTTTTACTCCCTTCTTTCCTACTTTCTTCTCTTTATCTTTTTTAGCTATCTCTAATAGTATTGCCTTGTTTTCTTGCATAGCTCTCTCTTCTAGTCTAATAGCTCTGTCTTCTTGCTTAGCTGCTCTTTTAAGTAAGCGAGTCGCTCTTCTATCTCTTCCTTCATCTACAGCTTTTCTACCCTTAGCTGCATTCTTTTCAGACCTTGCGTATAATCTCTCAGAGCGAGTTGTTTGCTTAGCAGGAGATTTTGTAGGTGTCTTTTCATGTTGCGTAATGTATTGCAACGTCCCATCATTATTTAGGAGAGTCTTTGAATCTTTTATTCTCATATCCATCAACCCTTTTTTATGACCAACCGAGGCTTTAAAGCTGTTCTCGGCTCTAAGTACATTCCGATTAGTACCCCTACTTGTAACAAGAGTATCTTTACGTTGATTAAAATTTTCCATTCGATTAGCTAGCTCGCTGTATTTTTTTGCTTGTTTCGCGGGAGATCCTATATGATATCCATTGTTGCCTTTAATTCCTAATCCTTGTGGACCTATTCCTTTTGTTCTCATATTTTACTTTTTAGTCGTTTTACTCCATCTCGCTTTAAACCCTCGAATATCTATATGTGTAAATGTATTGTATTCGCCTACGCCACCCATTTTAAATCTTTCACTTTTCATTAAGTCGTTAACTGTTTCTGCAATTTCGCTAGGACTTTTTGTTTCAGACTTTACGTCAGCAGCTTTACCTGTTATATGTTGAGAATTAGTAGCCCCGCCTACATCATCGTTATGAGCTTTACATCTATATGCGTTAGTAAGATCTAGTTTACCAACCTCATCTCTCAACACCTGTAGGTTTTCAGCTAGTTCAATTATATTATTTTTAACAAATTCAGGCATAGTACAACCACACTTGCATTCAAATTCCCATAAATAAAAGTTATTAGTTAGTTTTGTCATCGCTTTCTTCCTTTATTTTAGTCCACTTAGATATTGTATAACCTATAGTCACTAAAAGTAATATTAATTTTAACCAATCTTCTATTTGACTAAAAGTAGCTAACCCCATTACAGATCCGTTTATCATATATATTCTTAAGTTATCAGCCATGATCATTTATTTATTGCATTTGCAGTTGCCTCCGCAACCACAGCCTGGGGTTGCTGGATCTGGATTATAATCAGGAACCGCAGCTCCTGTTCCATCTGGACTTACTGATATTTTCATACCTTCCTTAGCTGTTAAGCCTACTCTAGCTTGTCTAATTTTTGTTGTGATTGGTGTTGACATTATTTTTTATTTTTTGTTAATCTTGATCTTAATTTTTCTCGTCTTTTAGCTAAAGCTTTTCTCTTTTTTTCTGCTGCCTTGTCTCTTCTTTCTTTAAGAGCTTCTGCTGGAGATAGATTAGCTACTCGTTGTTTCTCTTTTTCTTTTTTAGCAGCTCTAGTTCTTTTAGCTTTTTCCTTACCCTCTATTTTTCTCTTAGCTTTACCTTCAAGCTTTATAAGATCAAACTCTTCATTCTTGGCGCCAACGTTCCATGTTCTCCAACCTAAAGCTAATGCTATTCTTTGAAACTTGCTATTTCTGTCGTCCAACATTTCCCCTACACTCCTAGCTTCCGCTAAAGCTCTATCAAGTGGTACATTAAAAGCAGCAGAAGATAAGTTAGCTATTATAGTATACGTTGATGATGGATTAAACTTACCATTTATTGTAACATCCCAAGGATGCTTCTCTATAATATCCCTATCAAATTGCCGTGTCTGAATGCTTGAATAAACTTTTCTAAGTTTAGAACCTATTGCCGGTGCTAGGTTTGCTAGTTCAATAATTGTCTTGGTTTGATCTCCTGTAAAACCTTTCTCGTCTTCTCTTTTCCATGTAGATATCGAATTCTTTAAAGTAGTAAATATAGCTCCGTATATTCCAGTACCTCGTATAACCGAATCAGCCATACCGTCTAATATACCAGCAGCTTTCTTTTCTATAGCTTGATTCTTTTTATCTTCATCTTCTTCATCTTCTTCTTCGAATCCAGGTATTAATGCAAACGCTGTTTTTGACAACGCGTTAAACAAAAAGTTTTGTATAGCTCCATAATAAAGTATCTTAGATATATGTGTCTTTGCATCCCCACGTCCATTTATAAGGTCCTGGCCAGACTTTTTCATAAGTCTAGTGTATTGCATCGTTGTGTTTTGAAACGACAAGATAAGACGTCCCGCAACGCTTCGCTGTTGTTGAGAGACTAATGCAGGATCACCTGACTGCTGAGCTTCGTCTGACAATTTACTAAAATCCTCAAAAGCTTTTGTTTCCGCTTCCTTTAGACTAAGACCCTGCTTTTTGTAGGTATTGATTCTATTACGATACAACGTAGCCCCACCCATCGAGATAGCAAAACTATCCGCAATTTGCGTTGGTGTAAAACCTATCTTTAGTATATATGAAATAACAGCTTGAGCTTTATCCTGAGAATTCTTAGCAGCATTAGCAATTTCAGCTTCTTGAACATCTGATTTCAAACCACCTCTACGTTGCTTTAATTTATCTGAGTTAAATATTGTTACAAAGTCTTTCCAGTATTGTGGCTGATTTGCAAATGCTATTGCCGCTTTAGCTGGATTGTTATCAGACCAGTTTATAAAGTTAGCTGCAGAAAGAGTTTGCAGTACTGCAGATCTTCTGTTAAAAAACATTATTGTACCAATAGAGCTGTTAACCCAGTTCATCCATTTACTAGTTATAGCGTCACCACTTTGGTTTGGGCTATTACTACCGGACTTCATTGCGTATATAGAGTTCTCAATAGCTTTCCTAGAAGCTTCTCCATACAGCGCTTCTACTTTATTTAGATTCTTTTCGCTAAATATAATATCCACATTCTCAATGAATTCAGCTAAGTATTCTTTTCTATTTGTTTTTTCAGTTAGGTTATTTAAGTCGCTTAAGGTCGTCTGAGCCATCCAATATTCACTAGGAGCTGGCCACGCGTCTTTCTTAGATACTATTAATAATCCATCTGCAAAGCTGCTTAATTCAGGATCATTAGCTACAAGATCGTTCAATTTCTTGTTGTCTCTTTTAGAAAGTCCAGGCACTTCTTCTCCAGCTTTATTCCATAAGTAAACTCGAACAGCAGCGTCATAAGTATACTGCTCACCTTTTATTAGTTTATTTAGCTTCTTTCTAACTGGCTTAAAGGTTTTAAGTAAAGCCTTCGTGTCTTCTTTGATTGTTTGCCTTGCTGATTCTAATGCCGCAACCCCTTGGAAATAAGGATCCATCAAACTTTCTTCAAAAAACTTTTGGTCAGCTTCACCTTGCTTTCCTTTACCAGCAAATTTGTATTGAGTTAATCCTCTAAAATCTTCTGCTGATGGAGATATAAAGAATTTAAACTTACCTGTTTTTTTACCTCTTCTCTGAGCGGTTGCTTTAGAAAACTCTTTAAACGATTCCACACCTTTTTGGCGTTCGATCATATCATTAAACTTAGTGTCTAAGCTTTGTGAAAACTTAACTTTAGCTAACTGAACTTTGCCTTTAACATCGAAAGTATCTAAAGCGTCTTTAACTGCTTTAACATTTCCTGTGTGATCATCAGCAAAATAAAAGTCGTTGTAGCCATCAGCTACTTTATCTATAATCCAATCAGCTTTAGCTTTAGGTGTTCCGTTGCCTAACCCAGTAATATTTTCTAAAGGTATATCTAATCCTAGCTCACTAAGAAATTCTTGAATAGGACCAGCAGCATCAGCAGGTCTTGCTGTTAAAACAAATACATCTTTAGTTCCTCTTTTGTCTGCTATAATTTTAGCAACCTCAAGCAAAGGTCCAGCTTGTCCATTCATTACTTTACTAAACTCAGAAAAATCCCATTGAGCACCTTCAGCTTCCATCTTACCCGCGTCTTTAGCAAAAGTAGCCGCATCAATTTTACCAGTAGTTCCGTCAGGCATTGTGTATAGCACATTACTTTTTGTACGAGCTAATGTATCGTCGAAATCAAATACCCTTATTTTTTTAGGTGATTGAGACCACTTAATACTTCTAGCATTATTGATAGCCTTTTGTTCTGTTTTTACAGGAGCAAGATTGTTTTCCATTTCCTGATTCAATTGCGGGCCAAGGGCTCCAGCAGGGCTTAAAAAGGTATTATTTTTAGCGTCATAGAAAGTTACCCCAGCTTTATTCATTTCCTGGATCATTTCCGCATACCTGGTTGTCATAACGCCTGCTCCACGAACATAATTAAGGCCCATAAGTGATTGCAGTTTGTTTCTTACTAAACCCTTATCCATGCCTTCCGTAATAAAAGCTGTGTCAAAATCAGAAAGTTCTTCTATTAGAATATCCAGGTCAGCTTTTTTACCAGTCATAGAATATATGTAAGCTGCTATAGCCATTCTATTAGCGGGTTTTGTATGTTCAAACACACCTTTATCAATCTTACCGTCTTTTCTACCAAATCCAAGCTTAACTAAGTCTTTTAAGCTTAATAACGTGCCGTCTAGTTTGGCAGGCATCCATCTAGGAGCTGAAGTAATTTTACCCAGTCCATCCATTGCTGCAAAAGGCAATCTAATTAAAGTTCTTTGCGCTGCTGGTGATATATCTGCTTTGTTAACTGCTTCTATAAATTTTATTAAGCTGGCTTGAAATTCTTTTTTACCTTCTTGTAATTCTTGTAGGTATTCTTTTTTACCTTCGTTATCCAACTTATTGTATACAGAGTTATCTTTTGACCAGAAATTTTTAGTGTAAGCGTCCGTTCTGGTGGAAACTTTATCCCCCATTTCAATGCCTCTAAGAAAATTCTGTTCAAAATCAGATACACTGACCATAAAAGATCCTCTATTCTCAATTTGCGTAGTTGGCATTCCGGTTTCAGTATCCTTCTTGTAATTCGGCAGCCCTAAATCACTTTCTACTAAAATGTCACTATCAGGTGTAGCTCTGGTTTTTCCATCTTTATTTAGCTTGCCTTTAAAGCCTCCTAACCCACTAGGGCTGTATACGGCTACAAATATATTCTTAATTTCATTACCAGTGAAACCTTGATCAACCAGCACTTCCACAACTTTCTTAACAGCTGCTCTACCTTCGTTTAATCCCTGTATTGTTTTTTCGTCAAGTTTAGTGTCTACGCTTTGATATATTTGTTGAGCAGTAGCATAGCTATTGCCCCTAGTAAGGCCTTCTTTAGTGTTTTCTAGTATATACTTAAGCGTTTTTAAAACACCCTCGGTTTCTTGTATTCTTTCAATACCTATTTCTCCAAAAGGTTTAAATGTATAATCTTTGCTTAGTTCAGCTGCTATTGTTCTTAAATCACTTACCTTAAGGTCTTCTATTGAGTATCTCTGGAATTGTTCTATTAAAGAAGTGTAAAGAGGTAGTTTGTTTTTAGGGTCGTTGGCATGCGTGAAAAATCTATTTTTAAATTCTTCTGTATTTATGCCATCTATAATATCAGATGCTACCCCCAATCTTATTGCCGCCTTAGAAAACTTAACGGTACCTCTTTCAGATTGCCTAGCTACATCTTCAACGAAGTTATCTACCAAAACAACACCTCTGGCAACTTGATTATTTTCAAAAGCCTTACTTATTTCACTGTTTTCGTCTTGTAACTCTTTGTTGAATATCTCTAATGATATTTCTTCAGCTATAGCTTTAGCCATAGACTCTTTCTTGCCTCGTATAGGAGCTCCTGAGGTCATCTTACCATCAGCATCTATACTTACATCCTGTAACACAGATCCAACGAAGTCAGCGTCACTTAAAGCAGTCGCTATATTAGGTAATCTTCTAACTATATCTCCTCCAGCAGTTTTTCCTAACTTGTTTGTCGATGTCTTCTCTCTATCTATAGTCTTACCTTGCCAATCACTTGTAAAGTTTGGTACAAATACAAAGTCTCCATAAGAATCTTTAACTCTTGTTCCATTAGAATCCACTTTATACGTACCTCCCACGGATTTTTGAATAGCCTTAGGAATCGCGCCCATTAACCAAGTGGTTGTCATGTTCTCTAGTATTGCCTTCTTATTCTTTAACAACCATTTTTGTAGTTGTGCATCGGCTTTTCCACCCATAGCCTTTTTAAGATCAATATCAGCTTGCTTACCCATTGCTTTCTTTATCTCAGCGATTAAAGGTGAAACCGATTTGTTTATAGAAACTTTAGCATCAAGCTTAGATTTTAATACTTTTAAAACTTTAGTTAATTTACCGCCAATTTCTTTAATAGTAAAACCGGGTAAAACGCTACTGTCAATTAGTTTCCTAAATTTAGGTCTATCTTTTTTAACAGCATCATCTTCAGCAATTTTACTCTGTGCTTCTTTAGTATCTAAGTCTGTAGTTTTCTTAGCGGCTTCACTTTCTTTAAATAAAGCTTTTTTAGCATCTAACTTAATGAAATTTGTGTTAGCGAATATAAACTCGCCAAAAGTAATGGGCTCTTTGTTTCCAGCTTTCTTTCTTTCTGCTGCTGGATCATAGTTAACTAATCGATCTTGTATTCCCGCTATAGCTTTTTCTCCAACTTCTTTACTAGGTGATTTTGACTTTATGTAATTGCTAATAACACCGTTTGGTAAGGTAGCATTGTATATAGGATTAAAAACTTTAGGTGAAAAATAGTCTGCTTGAGTTTTAACACTAGGTGGAACTAAATTGTTAATTTCGTTCAAAACAGATTTAGGTCCTTCTTTGGAGTATTTTTCAGTAACAGCAGTTTCCCCAATACCTGAAACCGTTTTACCTATAGTATCGTCTAATGTAATACCGGAATTATTATCATAATTTAACACGGTGTTATATATACTGTTGGGGTTATTTTTACCAATTAAAGCGTATTCAACAGCGTTTGCTTTTTCAGCGGTACCAAAAACGTCGTTAGAAGATTTGTTTATTAGTTCTTGTACTCGTGACCTGTAGGCCATAGCTATTTTTAAAGCTTTTTTAGGTAATTCTAGTTTAGAACTATTGTATTCATTTTGTATGTTTGCTTCAAAATTTGCGTTATATAAAAACGCACTAGTGCTTCCAAGTTTTTTACCAACTTTTGCTCCTTCTTTAGCTGCTTTAGTTAATCCTTTACCTAATCCTTTTCCTTCAATTACACTTTTATTAAAATCTTTTATAAAATTAAATACGTCTCTACCTGAATTAAAAGTAACATTCATACCAGCTCTTTGTAACCCTTGGCGAATAAAATCACCTATTTTGGTAAAAGCGTTTTCTTCAAACGATATAAATCCTTGGGTTAATCCTTCTGAAAATATAGTAAGTAATTCCTCAGCTTTTACGCTAGACGGAGAATCCTTATAAGCTTCGAGTCTACCTTGAATATAAACATTGTTAAAACTAATGTCATTAGGTAACATTTTATCAATTTCAGATCTAAGAGCATTGCCCATTTGTACTATTGCTCCAGGATTGTCTGTAATGGTTTTAAGCAACACTCCATGTAGTAATTCATGCTGAGCTGTGGTTACTGCTTTATTTGTACCTGCAACGTCTTCATTAACCGCTATGGTTTGAGTGCCATCCGCATTTTGTATAATAAATCCGTTTTGAGCTAAAGCCTCATTCACATTTATTAAATCTTCTTTATTAGCTTTGCTTTTTCCTTTGTTTCTTTCTTCTCTAGCTGCATTTTCTTGAGCTATTAGTTCACTAATTTTTGCCTTGTTACCTTTTTCAAAAGTAATACCTAAAGCGTCTGCTATTTTTTTAGTACCAGCTTCTGTTCTTTCTTCTATAATTGAAGATTGTTGCTTAACTTGAGAAGCTTCTATTTTAGCATCAATAGCTTCAATTTCTGCATCAATCCCCTTTGTGTATCTTTTATCTGCTTTTGCTTTTCTCTCTAGTAATTGATTTTTTTGTATAAGCAAATCTATTTGCTCGTCATTCATTACATCAGGAGCAACATTAATAGCTTTTATAATATCGCCTCCATAGTCTATAGCCGAATTTATTTCGTCTAATTGGCGTTGAGCAGCGTCTTTACTTTGTTGAGTTCTAGCTCTTTTTAATTTAGTCTCTACAACTTTTTTGCTTTCTTGTAAAGTTTTTATTATATCAGCACCTTGAGTTCTGTATTGATTATATATTTTATTTTTAAAATTACTAAATTGAGTAGGAGCCATTACAGTAGAAGTACCACCTGCTAAAAGGATTGTTCCTCCTATGGTTTCAAATTGAGTGTCAAAATCAGTAAATTTGGTTTCATTACTTAAGCCTACAGTTATTTTAGCTATATCTTGAAGTAATAATTCAGCCTCTTCCTCACCAATCTCTCCTAAAAGACTATTAACAAACTGCTTTCCTACCGCTTTTCTAGCTTCTTTTGTAGTTGCTTTCTTTAAGTTTTCTACAACGGTATTTAACATAGATTTACCTATGTTGGTTTTAAAGAAATTTACATCAGGCATGATACCCTGCACTACAGCCGTAGCAGTGGATGCCATGCTTGAATAAGCAAGAGCTTGACTGTCATCTAACCCCATTTGCTTACCTTCCATGTAATTATCATTAACGGTTGCTCTAAAAGCAAACCCGCCCATTTTTATTTTATTTATGGTGCTAGCACTTGCCCCCATTCCTTTTAATAAAGAGTAAGCGTTTTTTAGACCTTTCATATCACCTTTACGGGCAGCTAGCGCTACTCCTATCGTAAAAGGTAACATATTAGCTATAGTTTTGCTACCAGATCTAAAAGATATCCCATCTTCAGATAAACTCCCGCCTTTAGGACTAACTCCTAGGTAATTAAATGAGTTGTAGTTAGAAAACATGTCGCTTACCATGTCTAATCTAGAATACTCATCTTCTTCAAAAGTACCCATACCTGTAAAAGCAAGTCTATTTAACCAAATAGCACTACCAACAATGGATTCCCCAATGAGTTTTTGCCCTCCTTGGACAAGGGTACCTATAAAATCTGCTGTACCTCCAACAAAACCACCATCGATATGTCTATCTCTCCATTTAATAAAATCTTCAGTCATTTGAAAATTGTTATCAAAAACCTGCTCTCCTATATTAAAAGCTAGTTTAGTAGATGTTGTTTGTAATTTATCAGCTGCGTTATACAATATAGCTTGAGCTGCGGTAGCGGCTTCAGGGGTTACTGAGCTTGCTTCGTCTGCAGCAAATATTATTTCTTGAGCTTTATCGTATTCGTTTAAATACTCTTCGTAAGATTGATTCAGTACTTTACTTTTTGCTTCGGTAATAAGCATTTCTTTTCCCTCAAGATTAAGATTGCCATCAAGAGTTTTACCTTTTAATTTATTGTCAGAATATAATTTATTTATTATTTCATCTTCGACTTTTTGGTCAAATTCAATTTGTTCTTTTTTGTTTTCGCCTAAGTCGCTTGAGCCAAAACTACTATAAGTATCTTTGGTTTTAGCTGTAGATACTTCGTTTAGTAGTAATGTTTGCTCGTCATATCTATCTTTTTCGAGAGAATTTTGAAATATGTTTGCTCTTTTGTTGTCATAGTTACGCTCTACCGCGGCAAACTCTTCTGGAGTTATTTCCCCTGCTTGAAGCTTTGCTTGGGCATCATTCCAATAAGCGTCAGCTTCGTTAATTTTTTGAGTAATTAAATTTCTTGCTCTAGACGCAGTGGTTCTATTATCCTCTAATTCGTTTTGCTTGTTATATTCAAGTTGATTAATTTGAGATTGTATATCCGCAGATTCTGTGGACATTATGGGATAATCTTTTTGTTTATTTTTTAAAAATTCAAGTTCATTATCATAAGCGGATAAAGCCGGTTTGTTTTTATTAAACCCAGGATCTTCATATAAGCTTATAATGAAATCGTTAGGACTGTAATTAGGATTATCTAGTTTAGGCTCTTTTTTGTTAGCCTCAAATATTTCTTTTTCTTCTTGAAAAGAGTATTGAGATTCTGTAGGCCCACCTGGTCGATTTATCCATTCAGATAATTCATCAGCCGTTAAGTCTGGATTTTCATCAATGTATTTGTTAGTTTCTTCTTCCCAGGCTTTTATAGTAACCGGTTCACTAAATTCATCTAATTGCACTTCAGCATCACCTAACCTCGATACCGAAAAATCTTCTGCCGAAGTTGATCCCGTATTTTCTGACTCCACATTTGGATCCGCAGTTGTAGAGTCTGTCTTCTTTCCCGGCACTAAAACAGCGCCGCGTCTAGTTACATATTCTTCAAAAGTCATACCGTTTTGCTCCGCTGCTAACTTTATGGTAGACGCAGGTATTTCTTTATTATTTATTTTGTATATTGGATCTGGATTTGCCATATTTAATTTTATTTAATTGTTTAATCCCATTACGTTTAAATCTAATTTGTCTATAACTTCGTCTAGTGAGAACCTTTTAGTAACATACTCTCCGTTTGGACCTATTTCTTCAATTGGAAACCCAGTAGCGTCTTTTATCTCGTAGTAAGGATTATCACCTTGGTTCACCACCTGAGCAGATAACTTATTACCTTGAGTTCTAGCTGTGATTTCTTTACCGCTTTCAAGTAGTTTTAGTTTTTTATTCATAGCATTTGCCTGGAATTGCTGAGCAGGACTCATTGACGCTATAGTCGCTTTGTTTTGTTTTGCTTTATATTCCCTTGAACCATCTGCAAAAGCTTGATTTCTAGCTACAAGTAATCTGGATTTTACGTTTTCCCTTGCTTGTTCTATAGTTATATTGCCAGCATCTAAGGCGTTTCCTACGTCATCTAGTTTTACTTCCGACTTAAAGTCGTATATAATAGATCTTAAGGTATCTTCGTTTTGCAAAGCGCTGTCTAATGACTGATTGTATGAATCTTGCGCATATTGATTATCGTTTTTTCCACTAGCTCCGTTGTTGTAAGCGTTTTCACTCACTTTGTTTAAGCTATTTAAAAACTTAGTGTCCTTAACAAATGGTTCAGCCATGTCTCTATAATCTATAACATTGCCGTCAACTTTAAAACCGATGTTTCCACCTTCTTGTATTTGAAAAGGAGAATCATAACGAGAATCACTTCTACCGTCGCCATCTCCATCGTAAAAGCCATAAGCAATCATAGACTCTCTGGATCTGCTAGGATCATTACCGTTAGAAAACAAACCTTGCTGCATTGCGGAAGCATAATCTACTTTTCCTTTTTTGTAAGCACCTAACTGAGAAGCTAAATTGGTAAAACTGTTATTAACACCTTGCATAATATCAACTGCTTCTAAATACTCTGGAGATGTAGCATCTTTAAACTGAGCTGCTATCTTTGCTGCGTCAGCGTACTTTGAACGCTCCGCAAGTAGAAATTCGCGCATAGACTTAGTTTCAGCAGGAGTAAAGCTAGTGAAATCCATGTCGGTCTTCATCTTTGCCATGTATCCGTTAACTTTCTGCTGAATAGATTCGTTTGCTTTTGTTCTAGGAGGGGTTTGAGTTGCTAAAACAGTAGAGTCTCCCGCTGCAATCCCCGCTCCGATCGCGCCGCCTACATCTAAAAATTTCTTGCTTGTTTGAGCAGCTCCTTGTATTAATGCGTTGTTTGCCATATTACGGTTTCGTTAAATCCTGTGTTGTTGTTGCGGGTTGCATACCGAACATGTTCTGCAAGAAGTCACCTCCTTTAGCTAAGCCTGGTATTTGTGGTAAAACTCCTGCTGCCATACTACCAACACCTCCCAGTATAGACTGTGTAGCTTGTTGCTGAGCCGCGTTTGCAGCACCTAATCTTTGCTGAGACATTCCGAGCATAGTATCTGTTTTGTCTTTTTCAGCAGCTCTAGAAGCATAAGCTCCCTGAAGTTCTTGAGACTGTAGCTGACCGGCCATTTGTCTTTCCGCCATTTGATTACCGGCTTCTTGCTGCCCAATACTAGCTGATGCGCTTTGTGCATTTTGCGCTTGTTGGTTAGACATTGATTGTGCTAACGCTGCAATACCTGAACCGCCAGCTGCACCTTGAAGAGCGTCCATAGTATTTGCCATACCGGCTTGCTGCTGTTGATTAACAAAGTCAGCTTGCTGTGTATTAACAGTTAAGTCTTCGTATACGTTTTCCTGATTAGTAGCCAAATTAGATGTATCTGCACCTTCCATTCTGGCTTTATTTATGTTAAATTCTTTCTGAGCCTCCCGTTGCTCTCTTCTTCTTGCTCCGCTGCCTATGAGGCCACCAGCAATGCCTGAAAGACCTTGAACGGCGCTTAATATTCCTATTGGCATAATTATATTGTTTTATGTGTTATTATTACGTATTATTTGCTACTTATAAATATTTCCGAGCCTACAGAGAACAGCTCAGCATAAGCTGTTGAATCATTCTTGAACTGCATTTCAGCATAGTAGCCTCTAAGACCGCTAGTGTTAACGCTTGCTGTCTTACTGAACAATATGAAGCTAGCTGTTGTTGGTCTCACCTGAGACGAACTGATTTGAGCAGTAAAACTGCTACCGCCGATATTCGTTATCAACCCTATTAATTTAATATCTTTACCGTTTATATCGTTCGTGTAGTAAGCGGTGTCGCCTACCTGTACAGATACATTTATAGGTTTAGGGAAAGTTAAAGTTATTTCGTCCATGTGTGTTTCTTATTTGTTATGGGCATAGGGATAATGAAAATACTTCTCCGGATGCATTTATCTGCATTGATCTCACTGGCTCACCAGAAACAGATACTCTATACCAACCATTATCACCTACAAATACATTGCTAAGGCTTTGATCAGTATATACTGTTACACCGTTAGCTATAGTGTTGTCTTCAAAGTAAAAGTAGTATGTAATATCAGTTGATGCGCAAGCTTCAGATAAAGTACTTCTTGAAAAACCTGCTGGGTTTGAAGATGGTGTTACGCAAGAAGGGCACGTAGTTATTGCTCCTAATATTCCTGTTTGTTGTCTGTAAGTTGCCATGATTTAAGGTGTTAATCCACAATTATTAGTATCGTCGCTGTAGTATCCAGCTGTAGCGACTGTTGTTAAAGCTGTGTCCGAATATAAGTTGGTAGCTGTTGCTAAAGTTTCTCCAGCGTTAACATACACGGTCACTGAAGTAGGTGAGCCGCAACATAAATCCTGATATGTAGTTGAATAACATAAAGTTAAGGTATCGTAGCAGGGCGCGCATACCAGTGAGCTACCTAAAACTCCAGCTGTTTGTTGTCTATAATTTGCCATATATTTATTGTCTGTAAAATCCGTCTGCAGCAGGATTGCCTGAAGCATCTAGTATTGATGTTGCTGTTAAAAATGTTTCTCCGTTAGCTATAAAGTAAGTGTTCTGAACTCCGTCGCAGCAAGCATCGGTTAAACTATAGGTAAGTACTATAGGTGTTAACGGCCCTTGCAAATAGTTATCTAAATTAAGCACGCTGACCATATCTAAAGCTCCTGCAAAACCAACAGTAACAGATAAATTAGCCGTTAATGTAGAAGGTATGGCTACATTATCTATAACGAGCTTTTGATAATCAACAGCTTGAACATAATCATCACCTGTTGAAGCTAAGTTTTGATTAGACCAACCGGATAAAGGAGGTGTTAGATCAAAAACAAAGTCACTAACAGACGTTGCGGTCACGGTATACTGACGCGTTTGGTTATTAGAATAAGGTAAATATGTTTCTACATCAGCTGCTCCTACGGTTACGTCTGTATTAGAGCTAGAAAATACAAAACTTAAAGTAGATTCTATATACTGATTGACTGTAAACACAGAAGGTTGTCCGCTAAGCGTATCAAATGATGATGCTAAATCTCCTGTAAGCGTAAAAGTATAAACTCTATTCTCTGTGGTAGCTGGAAATATAACGGTGACTACTGTTGAGCCTGTAGCGTCAATAACCCCAGAAGTGTTTACTATACTAACACCTCCTGGTGTGTAGCTAGCTGTTAAAGCCCAGTTAGCTCCAGCTATACCATATATTTTGAATGATCTAGTAGTGGTTCCTCCATCTACAGGGGAAGTAATAAATGAGTATGAGGTAATTTTAATATCAGGTACATATATTTGAAACGCATTTGCTTTTAAGCAAAATACATTGCCGGTAACATTCGCTTTAGGAAAAGTATATGTAACTGTAAATACAACTTGAATTAACTGATTGCTGGCGTTATAAGTTTTAACGTCTGTTATAGTATAATTACTTGGATTACCTATACTTAACGATAATACAGGTACCGACGCAAAATAATATCCTGCCTCTGCGGCAACAGTCTGCGTAAATGCAGTGCTACTACTACCAAAAGTGCCACTGCTGTTATAGTTCAAAGGTAAAACCCCTATCCCTGGCTGTGAAACATTTGATATACCGCAATTAATTACCGAACCAGACACGCTTATTAAAGATTCCTCAGCAAAACCAGTGGAGCACACGCTTATGAATAAATCCTCAGCAGGCATAATGCTTGGAGAGTTGTAAGTTATAACACAGCTAACATTTAATCCGTCTTGAGCAAAAACAACACTGTCAACATAACTAGGCAGCGGATTGTCTGCTGTGAAATTAGATGCTGTCAACGTGTAGCCTTGATCTGGTACAAGCGAAAGAGTAGCTGTTGGATTTTGTATTGTAAAATCTACACCTTCAAAAGCTGGAAAAGAAACTATATTAACTGTAAAATTTGCCATTTATATATTTTTATTTTAAGTACAACTTGGATTTGTCAATGTATTTATTTGCGTTATTTCCGCAACAGCTCCACTAGCGTCTGTTCTAACTAATCGATAGCTGTCTGGCACTAAAGCTATATCTGTCCAACTGGATCCAGCGTAATAATTTATTAAGCCCCCGTTTTCAGTAGGGCTAGGATTTACTTGAATAAAAACTTTATTATCCATCGCGGCATATTCTTCAAAGTTTTTAACATAAAGTATTGTACCTAGCACGAAATCATTTGGCCCGTACCAATAAATACTTCTGCCACCCCATCGCTTTGAATTTGTTGGTGGTTGTAAATTGTTATATTGATCCATAAATTCCCTAAGCTCACAGAAAAGACCATCTACAGAGCTAGGATAAGCATAGCTAGAAAAATCTACTACACCTATAGAGGTTCCGCTTATAGGTCCTATGGAAGCATTAGTGCTCATAGTCATGTCTGGTTCCAACGGAGCCGGAGGGTTGCATTCGAAATCTAATTCATTAAATACAGTAAACTCACTTGGCTCTGGATCCCCGGTTATTGATATTGCTCTACCGATTCCTTGAACATTGAATTCATGGGAATCAACATTGTTATTACAGTTGCTATTGTAAAAAGTGCTTAATCCTTTTACGTAGTTAAAGTATTTGCCTTCTTTATCAATAAATTCCTTTATTTCACCCTCTTGTAAATCTGTGAAGATAGAATTTGCATACCAACCTTTTGAGGTGGTAAAAGAAGTAGGTACTAATCGCTGAGCTTGCACTTGAGCTAAAGAATACGTTTTAAGACTAGTTCCTACAGTATAAGCATACTCCTTTGAAGCGGATCCGCTATAATCTACTGTCTTGAATCCTTTAACAGACGTTGGTTCTTCGTTAAATACAGTGTTAAAAGAACTTTCGTAATAACTACCTAACGTAGCGTGATCTGGTCCAATATCATAAAATGTATTGTACAAAGGATTGGCCCCGTGCTCCCATATTCTACCGTTCTTAAACGTGTAGTACGTATTGTTTAAAAACGCTCCAGCTTCCGGTATATATGTTTTTCTTGAAGTAAATCCGTTTACAGCTTCTTTGAAAGATACAGTTGTGCTAGTTGTTGGTTTTGTATTTAAAAACTGACCACAAGAAGAATCTAGATTTGTTCTATCAAACTGACCAGCTCCTAAAGTCTGTTTCCAGTACGGAGACAAGTTAGACAAAGATAAATTGTAGTTCATTTTTTCAATATCCCATGTACCAATCAATTTTTCATTTAACTTTAAATTGTCCTGGAAAAATCCGTGCATACCATAGTCAGATATTTCTGTTAAGCCATCGTTAGACAATCTAATAACAGTACCTCTGTTAGAGTCCGTGTAGTACATTCTAAATCCAAATTCAGCAAAAGACTCTGGATTTGTCCCAATACCAAATTCACCTTGAAATGTTATCGTTTGCCCAAGAACAGCTCTGTTAGATGTAACATTAGAGCTTCCATCTGCGTTAAATAGAGCATCCTTATTAGCTAGAATCTTCATAGACTTATTCTCGCATAGAGTAACTAAGTTAGTGTCTCTAGAGTAGAGTTTCTGAATGCTACCGTATTCTGGATTTACATCTTTAGTTATAGATTCAGCTTGTATAAACTGGTTTAATCCATTAACACCTGACACAGAATTGAATATTTGTGAAAATATTAAACCATTGCTTCTATGCTCTTCGTTGTAAGGCTCATCTAATGTAGTTGATGCTTTAACTCCGTTCTCAATAACAGGTTGATTGTAATCGTCTCTAATACGATCAGATTCTACACCATTACCAAACGAATAACTATTAAAAAAGTCTAAAGAATGAATTTCGCCTGCTTGATCTTTAGTGTAAACCCCAGGGACTTCATGATATATATCTAATTCCGCAGCTTCTTTAGGTTCTGTTTCGAATATAGCCGGATTATTAGTGGTAAAAGTATTATTATCACTGTCGCCTGCTAACTCTATAAACTCTATCCCTATGTATCTTTCAGAGTAGTCAGTCAAACCTGTCTCCCATTCTAAAATGCCATTTTGGCCACTAACAGGATTCCATCCAAGCCCTTCCCATGTAGAATCTGCTTTTCTAAAATTTATAGTCCATCTAGTTATTTGATTTGTAGGATTGTCATACGTTCCGTCGTTTATCCAAGGCCTGGAAGCATAGTTATAACTTCTTCTCTCTATGGAATTAGTCATTTGATATACTTGTCCATTAGGATCCGCTTTGCCGTTACCAGCATCTACAAATCTAAATAACGCTCGCTTGCTGTTTAGCTGCTCTAACAAAGCCGGGTTAGACAGTGAAAGGCCTCTTTGCCTCCATTGTCCATATCCTCCAGCCCAGCTTATCTGCATTACATTATTTTCAGTAAGACCAGTACCAGTAGTACTGAGTCCATCTGTTCTTATCTCATCTACAAATAACCTTTCGTTATTATTTTGAGCATCAGCTCTTGTCCAGTTGTTGCCTCCTATATTGGATTCACCCCAAAAACCGCCGCTAGTGTAAGTACCTTTGAGGTGATACATGTAACCCAACGCTTTCCTAACATAGTTGTTATTATTAACATTACTAGCACTTGCTATTTTTGCTTCTAATAAGTCATCTTGAAAAACTTTTACAAAAAATCTACCAGTAAATTCGGGTTTGTTCTGTATTTCTACCTTGGTTAATTCTAGCTTTAAGTCACCTATTCTATTTGCAAATCCATATGGTTCTTGTATAGAAGTAAAAGCCATATCCTCTCCAAAAGAGGTAGACACTGTAATTCTTACTTTGTTTCCTGTAGCGTCAAGCCCAAAAGTCGATATTTTATAATAAGAACTAAATGTTGCTCCACTTAAAACTCTCATTAAAAGACCTGATATTGTTCTAGCTTCCGCTCCAAATTGTTTATCAAAATCATCTTTATCCACCTGTACTTCATTAGTTCCAGGTATAGGGAAAGCTACAATGTCAAATTCAGTATCCATGCTACCCATAGAAAGCTTTGTTTCTTTTAGGTACTGAGGAGCTTCGTTTTCTATTGCTATAATCTTATATCTAGCATCTTCAGTAACAGGCTCGGCATTATCATGTCCTTTTTTAAGTATGATAAATGTATCCTCGTCAACTTTATTTCTTTCAGCAGAAGGAAACGATAACCAAAGATTCCCATCTTCAGCATCATAGAATCTATCCAATGCTAAGTTGTAATACTGCTGAGATGTTTCTTTTACATAATATTTAAAATATGGAAACTGGTTTGTTTGATCATAGTAAGGAATTAATGAAGAATTCCCACCAGGGCTAGATCCTAATTGCGCCGTTAGTTTTGTAGAAAAAGCAGCGTTAGTTTTAGGTATATACACAGAAGCCTTATTGCTTGTAAATACTGGAGTTGTTCTACCGTATTTATCCATATAAGCAACCCCTATTTGATATGTTCTTATTGACTTAGCTGATTCAGCAACTTCCTCCCCATCGATACTAACTCCTTTAGGAGCTCCTTCAGGTGTTAACTCCGCGGACACTGTTCTGGAAATTTCACCTACTGAAATATAAGTTGAAAAAGGAGTGCCGTCTTCATTCAGTAAATTAAAATTCTGAGTGTAATTACCGTATATTAACCTATTAGCTGTAACCTCTTGAGCTAACGCTTTTCTTGGAACGTTATCATAAGGTCTTAGCAATTGGTTAGCGTTAACTACAGATGTTATTATTTCGCTTTCTATTTCAAAAGTGTTTGCAATCCATTCCGGATCTTCGTTGGTAAACGTATCTACAACGTATACATTGGAGTTGTTAGTAGCTTTGTACAAGATATCAACCGCTTTAACATCTGGGTATATAGCTGCATCTGGCCTCCACTCAGATATATTGAGCTGCCTTATATTGTTAACCATACCTAGATTGTAACCTTGCTGTGGAGAATAATTAAATTCGCCGGGTATAAAAGCAGGGTTGGAAAAAGGAGAGAATGCAGATAATTCGTTATTTGCATATTTATACCTATAACCGAATCTTGCAAATCGCATTTCAAAAAATGGAGTTTCTTGCTCTAAGGTTACGTCAAATGTTGTTGGATCTAAAGTTTGGCTTTCAACTCCTTCTCCTACAGAAAGGACTGTTACCACCGCTCCAGTTTGAGGTGTGCTTACAGATTGAACTTCTACTCTAATAATAGCATCCGGATCTAATGGATCGTTCTCCGCATTAGTAAGTATAAGTATATCACCTTGTTCGTATGTTGGAAGGCTATTTGATGCCCAAGTTAAAGCTTGAGGTCCGCTCTCGGGAGTCATAGGTACTACTGTGCCAACAGGTGCTCCAGCTGGCGTTTCTGTAAAAGCGTATGTTGTTACCGTATCTACAGGACCACTACGTTTAGTAGAGCTAGCTTCAATGGTAGGTGGATTGAGTGGGTATCTTTTTATAACAGTTAAATCGGACTCTATAAAGTCTCTATTATATATTTGTGAATGTGTTATAAAATTTGCAGTAGAGTTGACCCAGTCTTTTATAGTTATCTTCTTAGGCTCTGTTTGATTGTCTGTCCACATTAATATACCTTCAAGGACATTTATACCTGTAATAAGATAATCTTTACTAAAGTTTAAAACGCTTTGAGTATCAACCACTAAAGGTAAAGTAAGCTTTGTAGTGGTATTATAGGATGCTATCACACTAATCTTTACCCCTGTTACAGGGTCAGGGTCTGAGGCAATAAACCAATATATCTCATCAGAATTCTCATCTGCTTTTACTCCAATACACACTGGATTGTTTAGTATAGATATATAGTCACCAGCAGGCCACGTAGTAAATGCTCCAGTTACTGCGTTAACCGATTTGTTAAGCAATTCTAAATTACCCTTTATGTTTTGGAATGCTCCAACTTGAGATGTTTCAGAAGAAGCAAGTTCTAAGTTAAGAGCGTCTCTATATTCACCATTAGGAACTAATCTCTCATCGAGATCTTTATTCATTTTACCTCTAGTAAATGTATGTGTTAATTCCGGCATATATATTAGTGTTTAATCCACTTGGATTGGTTTCTCATTACTTGCGCAATCAATTCAGATTTTAATTGAGACAATCTAATTTTAGCGTTTCTTCTTGCTGCTGCTAATTCTCTTTTATGCCTAGCTACTAAATACTCTTGCGTATTTGCTCTAGTAGAAAGTATAGCGTAAAGTATGTACTTGTATATAGCGTCTACGGCAAACTTGTGGACAACCATGTCTTCATCTGAACCTAGACCGTCGCTTATGTATTTTAATGTTATTAGCTTTCCTCTAAGATCAGAGCTAAACCTAACTACGCCATTTGCGTTATCTATATAAAAAGTACCATTTGCTTGAGCTAATTCCGGATTTAAACCGTATCTTCTACCGTAAGCATAAAGTCCTAGTAGATCTGGATTGTTTATATTAAATGCACTATTAGCATTAGAAGCTCCACTTGTAGATCTTTCATTCCATCGCTTTAGAGTTTCTGACTTCTCGGCTTTTAAAATGTTACCATTTTGATCGAACGTGTATTCATAATCTGTATCCTGAAGCGGCGCACTAGGATTACTAGTTATGTTTGTTCTATATATAGGTCTTTCAATACCTTGAGTATCTGTCCATGATAACTTAGTGAAGTTAACATAATCTTGTGGCAGCACAAAATATAAACCAGGAGGTACGTCTATTTCAATAGATTTATCTTGAGGGAGCATGTCAAAGCTAAACTCTTGAATAGCGCGCATAGCATGAAATTGCACATCTGTTCTTTTTACTTTTGAAATGTTCTTATCCTCACCAACATAAGCCACCATAAAGGTATTTATGATATCATTAATAGGTACAAACTGATAACTCCCGTAATCTTCATCGTGACTATCCCAAACGCCGTCAGGGCCTAAATAGTATTCTTCCTGTGTTTTATCTATAAGTCCCATATATTATGATTTTTCTTGTTGGTTATTTTGAGCGCCCATCCCTGCTGCTACTTGATACATTTGAACATCTTGCACAGATAATCCAGCGAATTCTAATATTTTTGTAACTAGCTCCGTTTCCTCTGATGGATGTAATTCAAAATCAGTTGACACAGTAGAATCGTATAGCGCTTCCCCATAGACCATTTGGTAGCCCCAGGCAGCTTCTACTGGTTTTCTAATGTAATTGCACTTAACATCATTTGAAGTCACTTCAGCAGCTCCGTATACCTTGTAACCTGAAGTGCTAGCTACGAATACGGGTCTTGAGTTTGTTGGTTTTGTCATTCCTGATTGGGCTATGTATAAATATTCATTATAATTTATACGCTCCGCTTCTACAGGAACTTTTGTTGTAACCACTGTATTTGGCGTTGGGTACAATGATTTTGTAGTAATTGTATTCTCGTAAACTATAGATCCTATTCTATACAGATTAGCAGGTGGGTTCCAATAGTTATTAGACCACACCATATCTGCAGTAGTTTCAAATATGTTTATTTTTTCGTTAAGGATGTTAAGCATGTCTGAGAATTCAGTATCATTACCTGAGATTCTTCCGAACTGATTAATATCATAAAAGTATTGTTCAAATATATCTAATTGCGCTTGATTAGCAAATAGATTAAACTCTTGAGGAGTAACATATCCTCTTTGCTCTTTATTAAGTATTGCTAATACCCTTTGATATACAGTATCTATGCTTACAGCCATAATTTATTTTTTAATTATTATAATAATAGGCCACCTCTCGATAGCCTATTACTATAAAGGTGACTATTTAAGTCTCTTTTCTATTGCTTTATATATTTCCATACCTTCATCGGTTTTAAAGAATGCTGCTAATGCAGAGTATGGGTGTTCGTCAAAAGGCACTGTCATCACTTTTCTACCACTCTCTCCGTATGTAAATGTTCTTTGATCCGGCGATAAAGTCAATATATTAGCTTCTACGGCTTTCGCGCCAAAGCTTCTTAATTGTACATTGTCGTCTTGAGCTAAGTCCATAAACAACTGAGGTTGGTTCCTAGCAAAAACTAGTACGTCTCTTTTTAATTCTGTGGATGTTAAGGAGTTCACTTTCTCCCCTATTTCAACTCTTAGTATAGCTTCAGCTTCTTCTATAGGAAGACTCTTTGCTAAATTTAAAGCAGCTAATTCGTATTCAATCCAGTCTGATTGATTTTGAGCAATTTGTACAGGCTTGTATTCTTCAATAATTCCATCCGCGGTGTATGGGTGATAGATCGACAGTAGTTTTTGTAAAACAACATCCTCTTTCTTTACCCTTAGCATACCGTCTCTAAATACAATTCTACCTAGCGTAACCTGCCCTTGCTGTTCGTCTACGAAACAACTTTTTTGATTGGTTGCATATCTTAATTCTCTTTGATACCCAGCGTCTTCGTCAAACCACAGTAATGCTTTTTTTGAGCTGTGCGCTGTCGGCACTGTAAACACTAAAGGCTTTTTACCTCTAGTTAACTCATATAATCTATCTTTGATGATCCAATCATCTTTCTTTGGAGCTTCACTCACTTTTGCTTTTGCTTTTACAGCCATAATATAATATAATATAAATGTTAATAAGAGTAATAATTACCCCCGTAGTTTCAACGAGGGTAAGAATTACATTAATTTAATCTACTAAGTCGCTTTGAATAATACAAAGTTGTTAGCAGCTTGAGTACACATTGTTCTTTCTGATAAGAAGTGAACATTCATTGCGTCCTCGTCACTTGTATAGTTTCCTCCAACTGAACCAGTAACCCAAGATTTCAAACGTCTGTCATCAGCCTCTGAAGCTCTATAACGGATGTGTAAGAAAGGTCTTGAGATGTTCTGTCCTAATTGTTGGTCATAAACTGTAGAAGTTCCAGCTGGTACTAATACACCTTTAACGTCGTCGATTAATCCACGAGTTGTAGAGTCATTTAGATATTTCCAGTCAGTTTTGTAGAAGTCATAAGCTCCACGTCTGAATCCTGAGAATCCAAGGTTTAAAGCCATATCTTCAGAGTTGTCAAATACACCGTAAGATGTACCACCAGCTCCATAAGAATTTTGAGCAGCTAACATATTGTCAATAGATAAAGATGTACTTCTATCCAAGAATAACATGTTCTCCTCAATAGCTCCTTGCTTGTCTAGTTCTTGTAATACTTCGTCAAACTGAGAAATACCAGTAGGTGCTGTAACTGATCCAAAGTCTGGGTCGTTGTAAACCAATCCTCTTTCTTCAATAGTAGAGAATAAACCTTGAGTACCTGTGATAGCTGCTCCTGATGCATCTGTAAAAGCACTTTGTGCATTAGTTGCTTCAACCATACTCATTTCTAAATAGTCTTCAAAACGAATTCTAGATTCATGCTCAGATTTTAAATACCATAAGTATCCACCTGTTCCGATTTCAGTAGTAACTTCAACCCATCCAATTTGAGCAACATCTGAACCATTTACAGAGTACTTGTCTCTTAAGATGATTGGTTTGTTACTGAAAGTAGTGAAAGAAGCGTCAACTGAATTACCAGCTAAGCTAGATCCTTTTCCATATTCAGAACCAAATACGAATAAGTTAAGAGGCAATGCCGCTGTTGCTCCTTGAAGAGCTACGTCTAATGCTCCAGTAGCTGTATCGTATGCTTTAATGGTATAAGGCTGTAATCCACCAGCAACTGCTCCTGCTGATACAATAAAAGCTTTATTTGTTACGTTACCTTTTGAAATAACAACCGTCATTCCAGGACCTAATAACGGAACTTTTCCATCTGCTCCAGGAGAAGGTATAGATATTTCTGTACCTGTAGCGTTAGATTCTACAGTATCATAAGCGATATGCAATCTCCCTTGTTCAGACCAAACTACTTGATCAGAAGCCATAGGCATCTCTGCTCCAACCATACGTAAGAAACCAGCGATAGTACGATTACCGTATCTCTCTACTTCTTTCTCATATACTTCTGGTAAAAATTGTTGTGCCCAGTCCATATCCTGTAAAGACAAATAGTTGTCTCCGAATAAACCTTTTACTGGTCTTGGTGTTAAATGCGCTAAATTAGCTAATGTAGCTGGCGCTTGTGCAAATCCTGCCATAATTTTTTACTTTAAATGTTTAAATGATTTTATCTTTAGTTTTGAACCATCACCTCCACTGTCAACTGCTCTTACGCTCCACCCACCATTGTTCGGTTTAACATCTTCGTGAACACCTCTCGCACCCATTTTAATGTTTTTTGAATTTGATACGCTTGCTTTCAATGCATCGGCTTTACCCTGCTCATAGAAATGTTGTGCGACAGAATCAGCATTCATAGCTGTAAACAAACTTTTGTGATAACCCGAAGCATCTGACATTTCACCATCTTCATTCAAGAACTTCTTGACAAAATTGTTAATGTCACTTTGAGTATTTTTCACTGTTTCCGCATCTTTTACTTTAAAACGGTATTTTTTATCACCAACAGAATAATCAAAACCTTTGAAATCCTTATTAAATAATTTACCTGTTTTATCTAAAAACACATTTGTTTGCTTCTCAGCTGTTTGAGTTGCTAGTTCGTTTTCTTTTGTATAGCGATTGAAAAAATCCACCGCTTTCTTTTGTTCTGGAGCTAATTTACTACCTCCTTTTATTTCTTCGTAATATTTAGATTTTAAATTGTCTAAGTATGTTTTAGCTTTTGAGAGTTCTTCTTTCCTAGCTATTTTCTTTTTTATTACATCCCTGTCTTCGTCTATGTCTTCATCATATGCGAAATTCTCATCTAATAAGAATTCAACTTCATCGCTGTTTAAGTGAGGTTTTGATGATTGATAATATTCTTTTAATAATTGATCTTCATCTAATGAACCATAATCTACATTTAATTTAACGTAGTCCTCTAAACTTCCTCCTGTGTCATTTATAAAATCAACTACTTTTTGGATGTTCTCCGGTAACTCAACACCTGCAGCCTGTTCTACTATAGCTTGCTCAACCTGCTCTTCGAGTTCTACTGCTGTCTCTGCAATTTCTTCGTCTGTTACTTCTTGTAAAAATTCATTCTCTAATTCTTCAGGAACGGATTCTTCAACTTGAACGGGGTCCGGTTGTTGTGGTACTTCTGCTTCCACTTCTTGTATAGGTTCGGCTTGTTGATCTGCAACCACGTCTGCTGTTTCTTGCTCTGTATTGGCATTTGTTTCCATTGGTTTTGATAAATCAAGCTTTAGAGTTCCGTCTTCCGAGACAGATGCTGGACCTGTTTGCTCTACTTGCTCCACTGTAGCTGGTGCTTCAGTAGGTTTTTCGGTAGGTTTTTTTATTTTAAACGTACCTTCTGTGTTTTGTGCTTCCGCCATGATAAAATATTATATAATTGTTACTACTATTATTACCTAGGTTCGAAGGAACCTAAGCCAAATCCACCACCCATCACGTCATTTCCCGACGATTCAAAGTCTTTTGGTGGTAAATCTTGTTGTCTTTGAGCAATCATCTCACTCTGTTGCGTACCCTGCATCTTAGTACGCTTGTCCTTTCGGTCTTCTATGGAATTTTCTTTTGCCTTCATAGCTTCAACCTCAACATCTTTAAGTTTCATGTTGTACTGAAATTCCAGCTCCATCAATTCTTTCTTTGCTGCTACTTCAACTTGTATTCTTTGTTGTTCGATCTGCCCTTTCAACTGTTCAAGTTGAGATTTTGTAGAGAATAGAGCCTGATCCTTTTGTATTTCAGCTTGAGCTGCTACTTGCTGGGCTTGAGCGTTTGCTTGTGCTTGTGCTTGTATGTTAGCTTGCTGTTCAGCTTGAATTCTTTCTTGACGCTTTTTTTGCTTAACTTTCAGCAATTGATTAGCTAATTTTATATTTTTAACTTCGCGGATATCGATAGCATCGGATAAATCTATTAAACCTGCTTGTAAAGCTACTTGTACATTGTTTTCCAAAACCTGTTTTTGTTCATCATCAGGTCTTAACTCTAAAAATATACCAAAGTCGTGTAAATGCAAGTCACTTAGCTCTTCTAGAGTAGCTACATTAAATCCACCTATCTTTTGAATAAAAGCCTCTTTAGCTGGATGGTATTCTAATATATCAGATATCCTAAGAGATAAGCACTCCGCTGTTTCTTTTGTTAAGAACAATCCGGCATCTAGTATATGTCTTGTAGCTGTGTTTGAATTTGCTGCCGCCATTTTTTGAATACCCACTAAAGCTCTTGAATCAGGTGTGCTACCGTCTCTCGCTTCGTTTAATCCAGTTACATCTCTTATCATTTGTAGATAATAATTGTAAGTCTGAATTAATGTTGCCATTTTTTGACCACCACTACCAGTTTGTATTTCCTGAATTGGAACTTTTCCAGGATTCATATCTCCATCTTGAGTGAACGATCTACCAATAACAGATCCTGTTTGGAAGAACATATTAAGCGCTTCTTGAGGGTTGTAGTTAGTTCCGTTACCTAAATCAACTTCATTAATACCATCAGCGTCTAAATAAACACCGTCAGGTATCATTCTCTGAAGTACTTGCTGTAGCTTTAAATGAGTTAATTGAATCATATCTGCAAAACCTGTACATCTACTAACTATAGATTCTATCTTGCCTTGATACATTCTAGGTGCAGTAATAGAGTAATTCATTTTAACTTTAGATGAATCACTTTTAGGTCGCATCATATTCGGAGCCATTTCCCATCGCAATAATAGGTTAGTACCTAATACCATCACACCTTCGTATAGCACTTCTAAAGATCTAGATAACTTACCGTACTCTGCTTCATAAGCTTCTATAGGTGGATCATACTGATCATCTCTTACTATTACCTTAGTTGCGCCGGTTGCTGTTTCTTTAACCTTGTAAACCTCATTCATATAAGTTTTGTAATTAAAGTACAAAAGCTGTATTACGTTTGAGTCTCTGTTGTTATTATAGTCGTTGGTTAAATTATTGTTATATACACCCTTATTCTGTGTTCCTTGTTGTTGAATTTGCTCTAACTGACTTTGTGTTAAATCGGGGAATTGTTTCTTAAGCTCATTAATAGGCACAAATTTTACTTCACCTACATAATATATATCTTGAAAGTAGGGGTCTTCTGTATAAGAATAAACCATATAAGCTGGATCTACGTATTCAACAGTAACTCCATTAGATTCTGTAAAGTTGTTCTTAACAGCTCCAATACCTAGTATAGTTAAATCTTCGTTTATTCTTCTTTTTGTTAAATCGTAATTATTGGTAACAAGCATTGTATTAATAGCTTCTTCTTCCGCTATCTCGATACCTTGCTTGTAGCTAAGTTGCATGTGTATATCTAGCTCCTCTTCAGAGTCAGGTAATTTATCAGGAGCATTCTCAAACAGATTAATACCAAATTGCTCTTGAGCAAAGTTGTTTAATTCTTGCGTTTGCATATCTCTGATTATGGACTCCATATAAGCGGTCCTTTTAGAAATACCGTAAGGGTCTTGAGAGTAAGCTGTGATATCAAAACTTCTATCGGATATACCATTAACTACAATATCTACAAATTTAGATAAAATAGGTACGGGTTTCCAGTCTAAGTTTAGGTAAGATAAATCTCCGTTTATAGACATTTCGTCTTTATACTTTTGTATAGGTTGCTCTCCTCTTGCATACAATCTTAAAGCATTGAATGTATTTTGATTGCTTTTAAATCTAGTTATTCCGGAATTACCATCAAACCATTCATTAGCAATTGCTCTACCAACTTGTAACCCATAATCAAAAGACATCTTCTCTTGATCACTTACAACTTGACTTGGAAAAAAACTATTTGTTACGCCTCTAGCCATATTATTATTTTATTATCTCGGATAAATTGCCGTCTTGCCTATATTTTGCAAATTTAACTTTCATTGTTCTTTTTTGTATTGGAGCACTCGGCCTGTATAGATCTTTGTTGCATGCCATTATCGCTAAGCCGGAGCTTATTGCCGCATCAAACTTTGTTCTATTATTTATATCAAATTTAGACCAGTCATTCAATGTCTCTGTGAAATACATTGTACCGTAATTTCCATCTGACTTTAAACCTACGTAACTATCTATATACATTTCTATAGCAGATGCGTGCGCTTGTTTTATATCTTCACTTGAATTCGGTATTCCACCTATTTCTTTTTCTGTTACCGACAACTTATTCCAAAGTTTATCCGGTCGGTTCATTGAGTATCCTCTGTAGCCTCTTCTCTTAAAATAATACAAAAGCCTAGGTTTGTTGTTTTCACATAATAAAGGCATTCCGTAAAATACACAAGCCATTAGCACATCTTCGAAAAATATCTCAGCTGTTTGAGGCCTTGCTATATATTCTAAAAAGAAAGTACTTGGAGGTGCGTCTTCCATACTAAATTTAGTTAACCCATGCAATGCTCCCTTAGATCCTCTCCCGTCTGTTGTTCCTGATATATCATAACTATCACAACCCAAAGCACCCATGTGTTCGTTACCAGGGTATCTAGCTCCATTCTTAATTATTTGCCTGTTCTGTATATCGTGAGCAGGTGTCCAAGTTATTAAGAACCTACCTTGTGGATTTGGACTAAATATAACTTTAGAATCTTTTATACCGTTTTGCCATTGAAAACTACCTCTTGTAACTACATTACTGTTAGCTAAGTCTTCGTTGTAATCTATTTGTTCGTATATTTTTGCTAAGTTAAATATACTGTTTTTAGTTTCATCTCTAAAAGCGTGTTCCTCTGTTCTAGGGAACTGTCTGTAATATTCGTTTAGAGCGTCCTGGTCGCCTTTTAATCCTTCAGCCTCATTATTCCAATGTTCTATGACTCCGACTTCAATAGGGTCGCCATGTGAGTCCTCACAGCCTTCTGGTGGGGTATTGAATACAGGCATCCCATAAGCATCAATGAATCCTTCGTAATTCCATTCCATAGGAATGAACAAAGAATATAATCCTGAGCGAGTTTGTCCGTTAGCGTTTCTTTTTGTAACGTCTGATGTTGCATATAGCTTTTTAAAATTCTCACCACCTTTATCTAAAGCGTTTGACGTTGATCCCATCATACACTTTCCAATAACTCTTGC